TTGCAGGAGTACATTAACACTCAGTGCCTGAAATGACCGACCACTATCCAGATAGATCCTGAGTCAGGTCGGGATCTACGTAAATTTCATTTTGAAATGTTCATGAAGTCAGCGGATGTCGCGTTACTCCAGTCATCAGTAACATGGTCCCAGTCACAATAGATTACTTCTTCATCCTGAGAGCATTTTGCTGGGTTGCCTGTTTGTTGTATTTCGGTTTTATCAGGCTGTGAAGCCGAGCATCCGGCGATAAGTATGACAATTGCATAAAGATATATCCAGCCTTTCATTTTCATATCCTTCCTTGTCTGTCAGCCTCAGGGCTGAATGACTATATCAACAACAAAATACTAACAGGGCAGATTAATAATGTCAGATAAACCTGTTGTTAATATTGATAACCGTAACTGGTACATGTTCGATCTTAAGTACACAGATTGCGATGGTCGCTCTTTCGCGATCCCATTCTATGCCATTAGCAGATACCACGCTGCCTGCATCGTGGACGACATCCGCAACACCGCCACCCTCGGCGATCAGACTGTTGAAATACTTAAGCTTGATTAATGTATTTTTAAAAGGTACTCCCTGGGAGGTGAAACGCCGGGGGGACGGGGACGCGCGAAAAACGGCTAGTTTTTGATTTTTCATGGGACACCACCACCTGTTTTAACTTATTGAATATTAATTAAAATTTATGGTTTGAGGTGGGGATTTTGCCGTTTTCATGGGACACCTCAACATGCTTTAACTTATTGATTACTAATAATAAATCATGATTTGAGGTGGGTTTTGCTGGTGTGAGGATTTACGAATGACAAACATCAGCAACATCGGCGACGTTTACCACTGGAGCATCGCTAAGATCGCCGAAGCGTTTGGTATGGATCGCAAGTCTGTCAGGCGGCGACTGCTGGATGCCAATGTTCCTGTCGCCGGAACGGTACGCGGTAATCCGGTCTATGCCCTGAAAGACATCGGTCCGGTGTTGTTTTCCGATAGTGGTGCTGGTGAACCTGATGTTATGCATGACCCGTCAAGGATGTCGCCTAAAGAGCGCAAGGACTGGTACCAGTCTGAGACAGAGCGGGTCAAACTTGAAACCTCCCTGAAACAGCTTGTTCCGGCGAGTGATGTGCATCGTGAAATGGCGCTCATGGTGAAAGTGGTTACGCAGGTGCTGGACACCTGGCCGGACAAGCTTGAGCGTGATCGCGGATGGAAGCCTGCACAAATTGCCGAGGCGCAGCGGGCTATTGATGATATTCGTGAAGCGCTGTCGACGGAGCTGCATGATCGTGACGATGAAGAGGACGACTGATGTTTGCTTCTGCCAGCGCTATCCGGCGGGATGTATCCGAACTGCTTAAACCGCCTGCCAGGATGCCCGTTGCTGTCGCTGTTGAAAAATATATGCGCGTGCCGCTTGGCGGTGGTAGTTCACTACCGTGGGAGGCGACGCTAACGCCTTACATCATTGAGCCGATGAACTGTCTTACCTCCCGCGACTTTGATGCGGTTGTGTTTGTTGGACCTGCGCGAACGGGGAAAACCGTGGGGCTGATAGACGGGTGGATTGTATACAGTGTTGTGTGCGAACCCGCCGATTTTCTGCTTATTCAGATGACCGAGGAAAAGGCGAGGGAGCATTCCCGCAAACGCCTTTCGCGTACATTTCGCGTCAGCAAGGAAGTCGCGAAAAGACTCAGCCCGCGCTCAAACGATAACAACGTTCACGATATGACGTTCCGGGCAGGGAACTACCTCAAGATTGGCTGGCCGTCCATTAACATCATGTCTTCATCTGACTATCGGTTTGTTGCCCTGACGGATTACGACCGCTGGCCGGATGATATTGATGGTGAAGGTGATGGCTTCTCGCTGGCATCAAAACGAACGACAACATTCATGTCAGCAGGAATGACGCTGGTTGAGAGTTCGCCAGGCCGTGAAATAACGAACACCAAATGGCGAAGAACGTCGCTGCATGAAGCGCCGCCGACAACCGGGATACTGTCATTATACAACCGTGGCGATCGCCGCCGCTGGTACTGGCCGTGTCCTGAATGCGGTGCGTACTTTCAGCCATCAATGGATGCGATGACGGGATACCGTGACGAACCCGATCCGGTTAAGGCCAGTGAGGCAGCGCATCTTGAATGCCCGCACTGTAGTGGCGTCATCACATCTGAACAAAAACGTAGTCTTAACGGGGCTGGTGTCTGGTTGCGGGAAGGTGAAGCCATCGACCGTGACGGCAATATTTCAGGTGAACCACGTCGCTCGCGTATTGCGTCATTCTGGATGGAAGGCCCGGCGGCAGCGTATCAGACATGGGCACAACTGGTTTACAAATTACTGACGGCAGAGCAGGAATATGAGGCTACCGGCAGCGAGGAAACCCTGAAAGCGGTCATTAATACCGACTGGGGTTTGCCGTATCTGTCCCGTGCCGGAAGTGAGCAACGGCAGTCTGATGTTCTGATGCGGCGTGCCGAGGATTACGGTAAGCGGCTTGTACCGCCGAAGGTGCGTTTTCTGCTGGCGGCAGTCGACGTGCAGGGTGGTAAAAACCGCCGGTTCGTCGTCCAGATCGTGGGTTATGGTGAAAACGGAGAACGCTGGCTGGTGGACAGGTACAACATCCGCCAGTCGCTGCGCTGCGATGAAAACGGCGAGGCACAGCAGATCCACCCAGGCGCATACGCTGAGGACTGGCAACTACTGGTTACCGATGTGCTTGAGAAATCGTATGCACTCCAGTCAGATCCGTCACGTCGCATGCCGGTGATGGCGATGGCCGTGGACAGCGGCGGTGAAGACGGGGTAACGGATAACGCTTATCGGTTCTGGCGGCAGTGCAAACGCGATGGCCTTGGCAAGCGCGTTTATCTGGTCAAGGGCGACAGTACAAAACGCCAGAAGCTCATCACAAAAACGTATCCCAACAATACCGAACGCAGCAATCGTCGCGCCGATGCGCGTGGCGAGGTTCCCGTGTACCTGTTGCAGACAGACATGCTCAAAGACCAGCTAAGCAACAATCTGGATCGCGAGACGCCGGGAGCCGGATATATCCATTTCCCTGGCTGGCTGGGTGAATGGTTTTACGATGAGCTGACTTATGAAGAGCGCGGTGCTGATGGTAAGTGGCGGAAACCGGGAAAAGGGCATAACGAAGCCTTTGACCTGTTCTGCTATGCCCATGCAGTAGCGATCCTTCGCAAGTACGAAAAAATCCGAGACTGGGAAAGTCCGCCATCGTGGGCGAAAGACCAGGACAGTAATTCCGATGTCTTCACAGGAGAGCGCCCGCCTGTGAAATCCGATGTGAAACAGAAAACATCCAGACCAAAAACCTCACAGGAACCGTCACTTTCTCCCGTGTCCGGTGGCTGGTCAGGATCATCAGGTAATGGTGGATGGTTATGACGAGAGAAGAGATATGGGACATGCTGTTACTGGTGCGTATGGCGTATAAGGATTCGCTGGAGGGTAAAAGCATTTCTTTTACAGGTGTTAACGGACGTTCAATCACTAATCACGACCCCGATGCCATCCGTGAAGAAATACGTTACTGGGAAAAACTCTGGGCGGCTGCAAACAGGCGTGGTGGAAACGTCAAACTCGCACACTTTCGGTAAGGTCTTCTATGGGATTCATTGAAAAAACACTTGGCGTTATTTCGCCAGGGTGGGCCGCTGCGCGCGCAAAAAACAGGATGAGGCTCAAAGCCTATGAAGCTGCCTCGCCATCCCGCCTGCACAAGGCCAGTCGCGAATCCCGTTCAGCCGATACCGCTGTGTTTATGGCGGGAACCTCGTTGCGGGAACAGGCGCGGTGGCTGGACGAAAATCACGATCTTGTTATTGGCATTCTCGACAAAATGGAAGACAGGGTGATTGGCGCGCATGGGATCCATGTTGAGCCTCAGCCTCTGGACATGGAGGGGAATCTGCACGCTGACTTTGCCAGCCAGATTTCTGCGCTATGGGCTGAATGGTCAGTTCGTCCGGAGGTTACCGGGATGTTTACGCGTCCTGAGTCTGAACGCCTGTTACTGCGATCGGCGTTGCGTGATGGCGAGGTCTTCACTCAACTGCTGCGCGGTACCGTCGCCGGATTGCAGCATGCCACACCTGTTCAGTTCTCAATGGAAATGCTGGAAGCCGATTTTGTGCCAATGAACCTGAATTCAGCGGCGGGGCAGCAGATCCGGCAGGGGATTATCCTCAACGCCTGGGGGCGGCCAACAGGCTACAAGGTGTACAAAAATCATCCGGCCAGCATGACCGGGTTTAGTACCGGATTAAAAACCATTCCGGCAGACAGCATGCTGCATATCGCCATGCGAAAACGCCTGCATCAGGTGCGGGGCATCAGCATCCTGCACGGCGTGATTACCCGTCTCGCTGATATTAAAGACTATGAGGAGTCAGAGCGAGTTGCTGCCCGTGTGGCGGCCTCGCTCGGGATGTATATCAAGCGTGGCGATGCCGCCACCTTTGATACTGATGACTATGAAACCTCTGAGGATGGGCAGAAATACCAGCGTTACGACTTCTCGCCAGGGATGATTTATGACGGACTGGAACCGGGCGAAGAAATTGGCGTAATCGAGTCAAACCGTCCTAATGCGCATCTGTATGAATTCAGAAACGGGCAGTTGCGTGCCGTGGCCGCTGGTACGCGCGGGAGTTATTCCAGCATTGCCAGAGATTACAACGGTACTTACAGCTCGCAGCGGCAGGAACTGGTCGAAGGATTTGAGGGTTACAACGTGCTACAGCAGTGGTTCGTTGGTCAGTACAGCCGTCCGGTATATCGCGCATGGCTTGCCATGGCGCTGATGACGCTGGACATCCCGCCAGAGGTTGATAAACGCACACTTTACAACGCCTCCTATCTCGGTCCGGTGATGCCGTGGATTGATCCGGTGAAAGAGGTTGCCGCATGGAAAGGCATCCTGCGCGGTGGTGCCGGAACCGAAGCTGAGTGGGTACGTGCTCGCGGGCAGTCTCCTCAGGAGGTTAAACGCCAGCGTGTACGGGAAACAGAATTTAACAGAAAACATGATCTGGTGTTCGACTCGGACGCCGCTAACGATAAAGGAGTGCCAGATGCACAACAAACCACGAACGCACCAGCGCGGGATGATGATTAACCCCTGCGCCAGTCTGGCCGGTACCGATGCGGCAACCGGGCAAAGCTGGTATGAAATCCGCGCGCAGGCTGGTGGACGGGTGGAAATTTTCATCTATGACATCATCGGCGGCTGGGGTATTACCGCACAGCAGTTCGTTGCTGACTGCAAGGAAGCCGGGGTGTTTGAGGCCCGTGCGATTGATTTACACATCCACAGCCCAGGCGGCGACGTTCTTCACGGCTTTGCCATCTATAACACGCTGTCCCGTCTGAAAGCGAAAGTTGATATCTGGGTGGACGGGGTTGCTGCCAGCATGGCATCAATGATCGTTTGCCTGCCTGGTGCCACGGTACATATCCCCGCAAACGCGTGGATCATGATCCATAAGCCATGGGGAGGGGCAGCCGGTGATTCTGATGACATGCGCGATTATGCCGACTGGCTTGATCGCAACGAGGCGTTAATGCTCAACGCCTACCTGAAAAAAACCGGACTGGAACAGGCTGAGCTTGAAGCCATGCTGAAAGCGGAAACCTGGCTTAACGGAGTGGAAGCGGTGGAAAAAGGTTTCGCCGATTCCCTGGAACCCGAACTACAGGCCGCGGCCTGTGTGAATGAAAACAAACTGAAGGACTATATAAATATGCCTGAACAGATCAAATCACTTTTTGCGCCGCGTGCTGAAGGCAATGCCAACCCCCCGGTCAAGCCTGTTACCCAGACTGTGCAGGAACCGGTACCGCAGCCCGCGCCCACTGAAGCATCACAGCCGTCAGGTAATATCGATATTGCGGCACTTGCAACGCAGTTACAGCAGCAGATGCAGGCTGCAAATACTGCCCGCATCGGCGAAGTGGCAGCGGTATTCGAGCAGTTTCCGGCGTTTGCCAGCCTGAAAAATGAATGTGTCGCTGATATTAGCTGCCAGCCTGAGCAGGCGCGCGAGAAACTGCTGAAAGCGCTGGCGGCAGACAGCACCCCCAGCGCCGGACCGGGTGCCATTTATGTCCATGCCGGTAACGGTAACATCGTTGGCGACTCTGTTCGTAATGCCATCATGTCCCGTGTGGGTTACACCGAGGTGCAGGCTGACAACCGCTACAACGGTTACACCCTTCGCGAGATGGCGCGCGCCTCGCTGGTTGATCGCGGGATCTCGATTACCGGCCAGTCTGCCCCAATGCAGATTGTCGGGGCGGCATTTACCCACAGCCGCAGCGACTTCGGTAATATCCTGATGGATGTCGCCCATAAATCCGCGCTGGTTGGCTGGGAGGAATCCGGGGAGACTTTCGACCAGTGGACCCGCAAGGGCACACTGACCGACTTCAAGGTATCCCATCGTGTTGGTCTGGAATCGCTCCAGTCGCTGCGCGAAGTGCGGGCCGGTGCTGAGTACAAATACATCACCCTGAGCGATCGCGGCGCACCGATTGCGCTGGCGACTTACGGCGAACTGTTCAGCATCGACCGCCAGACCATCATCAACGATGATCTTGATATGCTGACCCGCGTCCCGATGATGATGGGTATCGCTGCCCGCCACACTATCGGCGATCTTGTCTGGCTGGTGCTGACCAGTAACCCGAAAATGCCGGATGGCAAGACACTTTTCCATGCTGATCATGGCAACCTGGTGAGCGCGCCGCTGACGATTGAAGGTCTGGATACAGCACGTAAAGCCATGATGTTGCAGAAATCCGGTAAACGCACGCTTAACATTCGTCCGGCATTCATGTTGTCCTCTGTGGCAATGGAATCCCGCGCACGCCAGCTTATCAAGTCCGCCTCTGTGCCGGGTGCAGATGCCAACAGCGGCATCATTAACCCGATTCAGAACTTTGTTGACGTGATCGCCGATCCGCGTCTTGACGACAGTTCAGCGACGGATTATTACCTGGCCGCCGCGCAGGGTCGTGACACCATTGAGGTGGCCTATCTTGATGGTGTGGATGCGCCGTACATTGAGCAGTTGCAGGGTTTCACGGTTGATGGCTCTTCATTCAAGGTGCGCATCGATGCAGGTGTGGCTCCTCTCGACTGGCGCGGTCTGGTCAAAGTGGCGACCGCAGCCTGACAGGGCATTTTTTTATACTGACGGGTGGCGCTGCCACCCTCATTAGTGGAGAAGTTACGATGGCTACAAATTATCAGCAGGACGGGTACACCATGGATTTTACGAACACGGGTACGGCGGCAATTCTGTCCGGCGCGCCGGTGGTGGTCGGTGGTGTTGTCGGGGTGGCTCACGGTGATATCCCGGTTGATTCATCGGGTGTGTTGCATATGGCAGGGGTATTCGTGCTGCCTAAAGCCAGTGAAGCGATCGCTGCCGGAACGAAACTGTATATCAACAATGGCAAGGTAACCGCCACTGCGCCGACAAATCCCGCTGTCGCAGGCACCGCGTGGGAGACCGTCACTGTTGACGCCAAGGCAGTTGCGGTGAGGCTTGGCTTCTGATGAGCAGGTTCCGCGATCGGCTGATGAATGCAGATGCCCGGATTAACCGGGCGTTTGCCGAAGACTCGCCTGCCGTTTTGTTTCTTGAAAGCGGCCCGCGTCAGGTTACTGTCATTTATGAATCGCCTGATGCGCCGGTTGAGGTGCCAGGCACGGGGAAAATTGTTAACCAGACACCGGCATTCAGCGCCATGACGGCAGATCTTACCGGATTAGCAGAGGGCGATAAAGTCGATATCAGTGGCGCGTCTTATCGTGTGACGCATATCGGATCTGATGAATACGGGCGGACGCGTGTCACCCTTGGCCGTGGTGAACCCGGCAACAATACACCGGAGGTTCTGGCTCCGAGCCGTCCGCAATGGAGAACATAATATGGCGCGGGAAAGAGTACTCCATGGAAATGCTGTCATCGATATTGATGTTGATGAACTGGTTAAGCTGGCTGCGGGATTTGATGTACCGCGAAAAACAATTCATAAAGCATGGGGTGTTGCACTCAAAAAGGCCGCCATCACTCTCCGGCGTCGGTCGCTTAACGAGTTCAAAGAAGTCGCTGCGCCACGCAGTATGGCAATGGTCTCACGGCGCATCATGCCACCGTTCATATTCAGAAAGTCCGGGTTTGGTCTTGATGAAATAAAACTGTGGTTCGGCCTTAACCGGGTGAAGGTCAAAGACCTGAAAGGCCGAATCACGGGTAAAGAGCCACCCAGGCACAGCCTGCGCGACCCCAATACCGGGCGATTTATTGCCGCTTCTGAGCGTGCTGGTTCATGGTCTTTGGCGTTTAATTCCGCTGGTGAGCTTGGTACTCAGACTTACGATAACGCATGGCGATCAAAGGATCGTAAAAATATCTTATCCCGCAACGCCAGTGGGCGACTTGTTGCTGCTGCTGTTCCACTGTACGACAAAATTCATGTGCGTATTGAAGACAATGTTATTGCGGATGCGGAAGAGCTTGTACTGAAATATTTCACCCATGAGCTGCAATGGCGGCTTAAATCTGGAATGTGGAAAGGTGATCTGACATGACAAAGCCCGTGCTGATGGGGACATGGCATAAAGCGCTAACGGATTCTTTATCCTCTTTGTCCTGGGTAAAGAATGTCGCTGACTATCCGGAACAGGTAACCAAACTGACGACGCCTGCTGTTTTTGTTGACGTTGCGGGCTGGCAGCAGGCGGATTCGTCTGATGGGCAGGTTAACGTGGTATTGCAATGCGATCTGTTTGTGGTGGTGGACAGGACCGGGCAGAGCGCGGAAAAGCCTGAGGTATACGCGCGGGCGCTGGCGATGGATCTGACGCAGTGGCTTTCCGGTGCTGATTTTGGCATCGAGGAGGCATACCCGGCTGAATTTCTTGATGCGGTGCGCGATGAGTTTGATCAGCGTCTGGCTGACTACATCGTTTTCCGTGTGTCGTTTTCGCAGCAGTTGCCCGTTGGCGAACCGTTTTTTGCCGATCCGGAAGGTGCGCCGCTACAGCGGGTTTACCTCGGCGTCGCGCCTGATATTGGCCGCGCTCACGAGGAAGATTACCGCTTAATCTGGGAAAGCAAGGACAGCGGCGATGAGCAGTGAAGAGCTGGCAGACCTGCGCCAGCGGGTGGCAAACATGGTCCGTCGTGGCGTTATTTCTGAGGTTATTCCCGGCAATCCTGTTAAGGTCAGGGTACGACTCGGGCCCATCATCACACCGCCGATCGCGTGGTGTAACCTGATGAGCAGTGGCAATTTTCAGGTGCGCAGCCTGCCTAAACCCGGCGATGCCGTGACCGTGTTCAGCGAGGCCGGAGATTTGCGCAACGGGCGGGTTTATCCAGGAGCCAACATTGATGCAGTGTCGGTACCGGACGGGGAGGATAGCGAACTGGCGCTTGTCTTTGCCAATGGCACCGAAATCCGCTACAGCCAGGACAACAACACGTTAAACATCATCCTTGCTGAAGGCGGAAAATACACGATAAAAGGGGATGGCACCCTCGACGGCAACGTAAAAATCACGAAAGAACTGACTGTTATGCAGAATATTTACGGGATGCAGCAGATCAGCGACGCGGCAGGCACGATGTCAGCTATCCGCATGACTTACAACGGTCACAATCACCGTGGCGACAGCGGCGGACAGACAGCCCAGCCAAACCAGCAAATGCCTGTCAGCAACTGACCAACATCATAACCGCCTTTCCGGCGGTTTTTCTTTTCAGGTGAACCATGATTGGCATTAACGCAGAAACCGGCAGATACCTGTCCGGCAATGAGCACCTGCAACAGTCGGTAAAAGACATCCTTTTGACCCCAAAAGGCACGCGTGTTTTGCAGCGCGAGTACGGTTCTGACCTGCTGAAACTCGTTGACCGTCCGCAGGACGCAAGGCTTCGCCTGCAAATTATCCGCGAAACGGCAACCGCGCTCGGACTGTGGGAGCCACGTATCAGGCTCACCGGTGTCCAGGTTTCATGGGTACAGGAAGGCGTGTTCATGGTGACTCTCACCGGCGTCAATAAAGAAACGAACGAACAAATCCGGCTGGAGGGAATTGCAATTGGCAAGACAATCGCAGGCGATCATTGATTTATCCGCGCTGCCTGTACCGGATGCGGTACAGGTGCCGGATACAGAAGAAAT